GATTCCGCTTGCGAAATCGTTGCGGATGTTCGCCTGCTCTTTGAGGCTGACTCCCGGTGCTGGAGTAATCCCATTCGCAGGTGCAGCCGGAGCGCCGCCCGCTGACAATTCCGGGTGCATGAAGGAATGCACAACCTGCCACGCGCCATTCGCAACCAGCGCTCGGATATTCTGCGCAGACGCCGGGTTCTGGCGGATGAAGTCCGCCACGTCCTGCTCGAAACCGGGCGGCATCTGATTAATGTTCGGATGAAACTTCTCGGGATGCGTGGCCTCGGCAGTCTTCAATTGCGCGCCAGCCGCGTGCTCCGCCGTCTCCGCAGCGCCCATCGGTGTTTGCTGGACAGTCGGAGTCGGCTGGCCCGGAAGGGTTGCAAACTGGCCCGGCACCGTAATCGGCGTCGCCACTTTCCCTTCTATCCCCTGTTGCGCGCCCGTCTGTTCTGGCGTTCCGAGCTTCGTCGGATCGCTGAGAATGGCTCGGTTTGCATTCTCACGCGCGAGCTTCAGCGCATCGAGCGCTTGCTGAGAGTTGCCAAAGTGCGCGCGCATCATCATAGCTGCGGCCTTCGCCTCAGCCGGCGGCATGACGCCACCAAGCGAACCTTCGAGTTGCGATGCGGCATCGGCCTCATCACGCGCTTTCTGCGCGTTGACAAGAGCTTCCTCGGTCTGCGCTGTACGCAGGCCGGCCATCGCCTGTCCCTGAGCGACATAAGCGTTCAGCGCCGGACGGTTTACCGGGGAGCCAGCGGCACCTGCAAGAATGTCACCTAGAGCTGCCATGTCAGAGTCCGCCTGTGCCCGGTCCGGTTTTGCCGCTTACCCATGGATTCGGATTTGTCGGAGTGTAATTCATGGAGTAAGCGTTCGCTCCGCGCTGTAGCATATTTCCGAACAGCGACACCCACGGATTCTGTTGGCCGACCGTCTGCGCACGGAGCTGATCGACAAAACTCTGCCCGTAGGACTTGCCAGCGAGCGTATTGAGATTTGTTGCAAGCGAACCCATCGCAAGCCCTTCATTCTGCCGCATGCGCGTGGCCGCGTCCAGATTGCCCATTTCGCTCGCATAGGTATCGCCGTAATCCTGAACCTCTTTCTGCGACGCTGCAGTACCTGCGTTGTAGCGCGAACTGCCCTTTAAGTTCGGCGCGAGAGAACTGGTGCTTTGGCCAGAAGTTTGTGTGCCACCGGTTGTCGGGCCGCCCTGTGTCGAGCCGGCCGCATTGCGGCGAAGCTGCGAAACGTAATCGCCGGTCGCCTTGGACGCGATAGCCTGCGGATTGTCCGCAGCGATCTGTGAAGTCAAACGGCGAGCCTGCTGAACGCCTTCACTCGCAATCTGACTCTGATTGCGGATTGCATTAGCTTCCGCCACGTCCTGACGGTTCGCAGCGTTGCGTTGATTGACAGCGCCGGCTCCAGCACCAATTGCGGAAACTACAGCCGGAACCCAAAATTCTTCCGTACCCATCGCTACACCTTTTTCGGACCCGGCGCATCGGACGCCGCATCTTTCATAGTCGGTTTCAAGCTGCCGGCCTTGTAGATCGCCTGAGCCGCAGCGATGTCTTTCTCCGCCTTCCCACCGGCAATACGGCCAGCATAGGCCGGCGCGCTGAGAGCGCGAGCCTCAAAGTTCAACCCCGTCGGCTGGATTTTCGGCGGTTTGATGAATTGACTTCCCATTAGCCGTACCCCGGTGCACCATAGAGCGATCCGATGGGCGACATCTGCGCCCGTCTATTCGCGGCAGCAACCTGCTCATTTTGATAGATCCCGGCAGTTCCGGCAAACAGATTGCCGAGCGCATTCGCGCCGCCGTAGTTCTGCGCGGCACCGATTGAGGCGCGCTGTGCCTCGGCGACTTGCGACGGGATGAGGCCCAGATTCGCACCCGACTCCGAGAGCGAAATGAGGTTGTTCTTTGCATTGATATCGGACTGCCGGAGAGCCGCCTCGCCGGCCTGCGCCTGCTGAGACGCAGAGAGCAGACCCTTCGAGTAGTCTTTCTGGAGCTGCGTATTCGAGTCTACAGAAGCGCTACCACCGGACAAGCCGCTGCGAGCCATCGCGAATTTCAAGTTGCGAGCATTGGTTGCCTCCTGCTCGTTCACCTGCCCGGTGTAGTAATCCTGAAGCGACTTGCCATAGGCGCCGTACTGAGCGGTTCGAGCCGGGCTAGAATACGCTTGATTAATCTGCGCGATCGAATTGTTGATCGTCGCTTGGCGTGCGGCATCCGCTTGAGCGGCGGCATTTGATGCTGAATTGCTTGTACCCACGTCCTAATGCCTCACACGCGAAAACATAACCGCGTCTGTGCCATCGGCACAGTACCCGTAGTGGAGGCTTTCTTTGTTGTAGCCTAGAACTTTATACCATCTCGCCAGCTCTGCGCGACTGGAAAGCCGATTGGCCGGCACAACGCATTCGAGCCGGTGAACGCCATTGTGGAGCATCCCATCCATGACGCGGCGGCAGATTCGGGTAAGCTGAAACCAATACTTGCTCCATGCATCCGGAGTGGACAGGAGGAAGTCGCGGTATACCCCCGGCCGCTGCTCGACGAATCCGCCGATCGCGACCGGCTGATCGTTCTCATCTTTTGCGACCCACTTCGGGCCGGCCACCATGAAGTTACCGACCGCGGCGCCATCGATGTCATATGCGTGCCCGCTAAACGCTTCGATCTGTTTGCGCTCATCCTCGGGGAGAGCAGCGCAGATTTTGATGAAGTCAAGTAGCAATGGATCGCTGTAAATTTTGAGTTTCATCCAGTGGCTCCCCCGCCGCGATTGTCGTCAAGGTAGAGATTGGCCGCGGTCCAATCCCATGACTGATTCGCACTGAATGTCAGGATAACGCTGTAGCTCGGGGCATCGATCGGGATCGGGATGGGCGTCCCCGGCACCGTGTCAGCAATGCTGATTAGGTACGGAGCAGTGACGTTGAGCGACGTATTGAACCCCGCATTGTCATTGAATGTCGTGGGGTCATCTTCGCGATACCCGATCTGGATCGTAACCGCACCGTCGCCGATGAGATCTAGACCGATAAGCATTTTGTGCAGGCCGAGCACGCCCATGTCGAGGTAGGGCCACTGCATGACCCCGGTAAAGTTTACCGGCGTGCCACCAACGTCGTCCTGAAGCGCAGTCGGATCAAACTTCCACACGAGATTGCTAGCGGTGCGTAAGAATAGAACGCCCTCATTAAGTGTCCAATCAGTAATGGTGCTTGGGAAAGTGTAACGGCTCCAAGTGCGATTCCCGGTACCGTTGATCGTCAGCACGAAAGCCTGCGGTCCGAAAATAAGCCAATACTGGCCGCGGCCCGGATAATAGAGCGAAAGAGGGTCGTAAGTTCCCGCTTCGAGCTGCGCCAGCACGAGCGGATCGACCGGCTGGCCCGTGTTTCCAATCTGCATATTGGCGGTTGCGCCAACAGTGCCGATGTTCCTCACTCCGACTTCAGTCAGGAGCAGCAAATCGTTCGCCACGGATTGCGAAGCGCGCGGCCAGATAGATCCAATCGGTTGCGCATCGAGCAGCGCCATGTTCTGCGGATCGGGATCGATCTGCCACATTTGGTAGCCGCCAGCGTTGAAGACCATGAGATTAGAACGATAGAGCGCCAGCACTTTGACGGGATTATCGCCGTAGTTGTTGAGGCCGGTCGGCAGATAGCCGGCATTGTTGGCCGTCGTCCAATCTGTAGGATCGACTGCCGCGCTAAAATCTACGATGTCATTGTCGCCGTTGAACACATGCGATGCGCCGAGTGCAACCGCCGGGCCGGGATTCGGCGTCGGGACTTGACGACTTGTGACGGCCCACGACATCGAGGTATTGGTAACGTGGTTATCCTGCGTTGTGAATGTGCTCGTGTCCGTAACGCTCGCATTCAGAGAAGTCGGGAATGTCGGCGCGACGGAACCGGTCAACATGATCGGGATTGCCTGCCATGTGATGATGGAGGTCCCGATCGCTTTCCACGTCACCCCGCCGTCCACAACAGTGTTGCCTGCGACAGTTGGCCAAACCGGTTCGACTGATCCTGAGGTCGCTGCTGTTGATTGCACCGCTTCAAATAGCAATAGGCTGACTACACTCGGCGTTTCAAGATTCCATGACACAAGATCGAAGTAGCCGGTCTTTGTGCTGGTTCCAGTGCCGCCGATCAAACGCACACGACAATGCGCCGCATTCGCTGGCGCATTGGCTTGGACAGTCGATAGTCGATAAAAACTGTTTTGTTCATCCGGACCGCGGGTTTCGGAGATGAACGTATCGGTCGAATCGTAGAATCGCAATGCGATGATCCCGGAGTAGTTGGAGCCGGTATTGTGCGGATCGATATAGCACTGCGCCTTAACGAGCTGTCCCGGTGTCACGAGCCCGAAGTTGTTCATCGTTGCCGACGATTCTCCGTGGTCGCACGAAATCGACAACGCATAGCTGCCTTGGTATGGGTCTACCGTTCCGATCGTAACAACGCCGGTCGTCGGCTGGAAAGTCCAGTTACCGT